GGCACGAAAAGGTTCACTTCGGGTCGGATTACGCCCTTCCGTTCGTCGACGACGTACGCACCGTCTTCCCGCCCTTCGGAATCGGTGACGTCGTCGACCGACCGGGGGTTCAAGACTTCGACGGCGTCGCCTTCCGCCGAACTAACCGACCGAATGTGATTGTGGGGAAGGTCGGCCATAGCCCGGTGCCCGGCGTGGGTCTTCACGCGTGCCGTGCCGCCCGTCCCCGAGCGACGGCGTCGACGTCGGTGTCGGCTTCGCTTTTGTTCGTGTGAAAACTTCACCCGGACTTCGTACGCTTCGACCTTCCGGGTACGCCATGCCCGCTTCGTCGAATTGTCGACGTCGTCGCTAAAGCGGGCGATAAGGTCGACGACTTGTTCCTTCGTCAATACCCCCGGTTCGTTCGCCCCGACGTCGGACGGCGTGTCGGGAAGGTCGGGGAACCGCTTGTTACGAATGTGCGTGAAGACGTCGTTCCCCGTCGCGTACACGACGTCGTCGTCAATTAGTTGGGTTTGAATCTTTGAACCCTTAGCCATACACGCCGGTCGGTCGTCGGGGAACTTAGTGGTTTCCGGCGGGAAAGAATCGTTCGCCGGGTCCGGTCGCCGGTTACGACCGTTCGCCGACTAACGCGACGACGACGGTGACGGTCGCGTCGGCCGTCGTGTTGGCGACTTCGACGGTGGTTTGGGCCGCACCGCCCGACGACCGCCATGCGTCGCCTTGGTCGTCGACGACGTCGGCGGATAGCACCGTCGGCTTTTCGTCGAAGTCTTGTTCGTGGTCGATTTGCGACGTTTGCGTCGTCGACGTGTTGATACTGGTTTCGTACACGTCGACGTCGCCTTCGTCGTTTTGGTGTGTCGGGTCGAACCGACTTTTCTTTACGATTCCCATGATTTCACGCTAAGTTGTACCGGTAGCGGATTCGTTCGGTCGACGACGCGGCAAGCGTGCCGTACGAATCGACCGCGACGTCTTCCTCCGGCGCGGTGCGGGCTAACGGGTGAAGCGTCGCGTCTTGAAGCATGGGCATGGCGGTTTCCGACATATCGACCGTCACCATTAGCCGATTGTCGTCGACGTTCGGGCACCCGTGGGATTCGACGACCGGCGTGCCGTCGATATTGAGGGCTTGGAACCCGAAGTTAAGTTCGTCGCCCGGCGATTCGTACCGAAGCACGTCGTCGACGCTATCTTTGAGATTCCCGAAGGACGTGTGGTCGGTGATAGTGACGATGTCGTCGTATTGGGCACCCCGACGACGAAGGTATTCGACGTTATCCCGCACCATGCTAACGGCGGCGGGCGACGCCGTTTCGTTGAGTAGTTGGTCGGCTTCCGACCGGACAAGGTCGGGAAGACCGGGGTACCCGTTCGTGTCGTTCCCGCCGAAGTCCGTCGCGTCGCCATTCCCCTGAATGGCTTGATTTTCTTCGTAGAACCGTTGGGACCGCATGAGGGCTTCCTCCGTAATCGCTTGCGACGACCGGAGCGTTTGGGCGGATAGTTGAAGGAAGTCCGTGACGGCCGTTTGACGCCCGTAAGCGTACACGTTGTACGTGTGGGTGTCGAAGGTGTCGTCGTTCTCCGGCCACGTTTCCCGCGTGCCCCCGGCGGAACCGGGTTCGTTGAATTGCTCCGAATCGCCGTGGTCGGTTTGTTCGTCGACCTTGTAGGTGTCTTCTTGAATGGCGACGCGGGCGACCATGTCGGCGAACGGCGTTTGCCGTTCGTCGGTGATGGTCACGTCCGGCGACACGAAGATGGGAAGGCTGAACGACGACCGCCCGATTTCCTTCGACACCTTTTCCGCCGCCGACCACACCGACGCGCCGTCGCGGATTTGCTGGTTGAACGCCGCGAACGCCGGCCCCCACACGTCGCCGTACATGGACTTCCGAAGGTCGACGGGGGTGCCGCCGGTTTGGAACCCCATAGGGTCGGCGTAAAGCACTTCGTCGCCCGGTAGTTGGGTCTTTTCGGCGACGTCCTCCATGAACGACCCGAACGCGGCTTCGTGTGCTTCGGTTTGTTCCTTCTTGCTGATTGTACCCCGCTTCGACGTCGACGCCTTTGCGACCGTCGACTTCGTCGGCGTGTTCGGATAGTCGGAACGCATTAGTCGTCACCCCCGACAAGCCGCTTGTTTCCGTGTGTCCCGCCGTCTTCGGACTTCGAAACTCCGGTGTCGTTCGCGTCGTCGACGACGCCGGAATAGTCTTCTTGGGGAAGGTCCGAATCGACCGAATCGTCGTCGCCGGCACCGACTTGTTCACGAAGGCCCTTCCGAACGACTTCGGGGTCGTCGGCGTCGTCGACGCCCGCGACCGCCGCGACCGCTTCGTTCGCGGCTTCTTTGGCGACCGACTTCATGCGTTCGTTCTCCGGCACGTCGTCGTCAACGTCGCCGGTATCCATGCGGTCGCTATCGACGTCGCCGCCGACCGCCGACTTTAACGCGTCGACTTCGTCTTCGACGTCGGTGAGCCGGTCGTCGAAGTCGTCGACCTTGTCGTCGACGCCCTTCACCATGCTCTTTAGTTCGTCGATACCGTCGGCGACGTCGCCGTCGTCGGTACCGTCGTTCGTTCCGTCGTTCGAATCCCCGCCGTCGGGGGTGTCGTCGTTCGTCATGTTTTCGTTCGTGTCCGTGGGTGCGTCGTCGGGTTGGTCTTTCGACGATTCGACGTCGTCTTCGCCGTCGTCGGCTTCGGCACCGGGCGGCGATTCGTCGCCCCCGTCGTCACCGCCGCCCATGCTATCTTCAAGCATAGACGCCGATTCCCGAAGCAAATCGACGACCATAGCCGCGTCTTCGTCGGGGATTTCCGCCTTGCTAACCCCGTCTTGCACCCGGTCGACAAGGGTAGCGGGCGGCGTGTCCGATTCGTACGCGGCTTCTAATGCGTTCTTCATGTCATGGTTCGACCGTGCCCCGTTCGCGTCGACGCCCTTTGCGCGTCGATTCGCCGACTTCACGTCGTCGACAAGGTCGGAAACGCCGACGGCTTCCGCGCCGCCGTAGATGGAAAAGCCGGTTAGTTCGCCGGTCTTCACCCGCTTCCATTCTTCGTCGACGAACCGCTTGCCGATTACCCACGTCCCTCCGGGGTACGTGACGGTGCCGCCGTCGGGCGTGTCGAATTCCTGTTCTTCTTTGAGAATCCAACTTTCGACGGGGACACCCGCGCCGTCGTCTAAGTCATGGTCGGAATCCATCTTCCGGTATTCCGCCATGTATTCGTGTGCGGAACGTTCGACGACGTACGGCGGGATAACGTCACCCTGCTTATCGACTTCGTTCGGAATAAGCACGGCGGCGTACGCTATCTGCCGTTCGCCGTCGCCGTTTTCGGCCCGCACGTCGACGTCGGCCGCCTTCGACCGATTCCGCCATTCGTCCGGGTCGAAGTCGTCGGGTAGCCCCGCCAATTCCGATTCTATGTTCGGCGGGTCGTCGACGTCGTCTTCGGGGACACAATTCGGCACTTCACCGGACCCGTTCGGGTTCGGCTTCATGCCGACCATGACCCACCCGTCTTGGCACGGGTCTTCGCCCTTCACAAACGACCCGCACGGTTCACCGTCGGCCGGGAACACGTACGGGCGTTCGGCTTCCGCCGCCGTCCGGCGCGAAGTATCGGCGTCTTTGAAGATTAACCATTCCGAATCTTGTGCCGGTCGGTCGACCGACGATACGAATTCGGTGGTTAACTCCGTAAGCACTTGTTCGGCGTTCGGGTCGCTAAGGGCGTCTTTGGCGTGGTCTTTCAACCACGCGCAAAACGCGTCGGGGTCTTCTTTATCCTGATTGTCCCGTACGCAAGCGTCGTGGTCTTCGAAACCCGCGAACGGCTTGCTTACGGTTTGGTTCGTTCCCATGCGGCGACCCTACATTCCCCATTAACAAAGCATTACCTTACGTTTAATTGAGGGTGTTTACCGCCCGTCGGTGAACGGTTCGGTCGAAAGGTGGGGAATGTGGGGGTGGGTGTAACACCCCGCAAGGGGAAGCGACACCGATAGGGTGGTCGGCGACGGCGAACCGGCGGGGGCGATATGGTGCGACACACACTAAGGTCGCCCCCGACCGTCCGCGTGGCGGCGTACCGCCGATTGATACACCCGGTGGCTAATTTAAAAGCGTGCCGCTTAGACGACGTCGTCGATTCGGGATTCGTACTTGTCCTTGTAGTTGTATAGCGTCGGCTTCGAAAGCAAGCCGTTCGCGTCGTGGTCGTAATTCGGCGACGCTTCAAGCCGGCGGTTAATCGACCGCTTCGCCCCTTCGACGGTTCCCCCGGAATCGGCGAACGCCCGCCGAAGGACTTGTACGATTGTTTCGCCTAACGCTTGTTCTATTTCCCGTTCCCGCGACGACCGCTTCGACACGTATTCCCGAACCGTGTCGATAACGGCGTCGTACGATTCGGCGTCGGCGTCGTGGTCGCACTTGCACGACGCCTTGTTGAATTCGTCGGCACCGGGGACGTCGACGTCTATATCGACATCGGCGGCGGCGTCGCGTACGAAGGTCTTCCGACAATTGATATGCGGGACGTGCCGGCGGAATTGAAGGTCGGGGGAGTGATAGTCCGACGCTTCCCGTTCAAGCCGCACAAGCGTCTTCATGTCGACGGCTTCGCCGGGGTAATCGTCGAAGGCTTCCGGCGTGCCCGACGCCGACCCCGTCGCTATCATTAGGTCTTCGCAT